AACTGGTGGGCTGCCTATCGTTACTTGCCGTCTTAATGGTCAAGGAGAAGGTAGTCCCCAAGACTATTTGGCCTTTATGCGGCTTGGTGATCTGGTCGATCTATTGCTTCGCGCAGGTTACGGTGATTTCAGCAATGATCTTGCTAAACTAGAGCCCATGAGATGTAAGCAATGTGGCGCATGGGCGTTCACAGAGACTTGCAGAATGTGTGAGCCAGATGCCAACTTATGAGTTCGAGTGCGACAATGAGCATTGTGAGAGTAATGCAAGAATAGAAAAGTGGATGTCAATCCATGAGCCTCATGATCTGGAATGTCCATTCTGTCATTCATCTATGAGTAAGGTCTATTCAAGTGTAGGCGTAAGCTTCAAGGGTACTGGATTCTATTCAACCGATAACAGATAACTGTGATCTAATTCACATTCCACATAGTGAGATTATAGGAGATGCTACACATGAACCTATTTGACATGAATGGTACTCTCAGGCGAGAGCCCTTCAGGGGCTCAGCACGCGCCCGTAAGGGCAGAGCGCGAGTGGTCGCCATCGCTAGTGGGACAGCTCTATTCATGAGCATAGCTCCTGTATCAAGTGGCTCAATAGATGCCATTAGATACGTTAAAGACTTAGCAGATTACCAATTAACTGATAAGCAAGAAGCATGTCATCATGAGATTGTATATAGAGAATCTAGATGGGATTATAGAGCTGTTAATGGATCTCATTATGGTCTCTATCAAGGTAAGTCTAAGAGCTTAAAGAATGCTTCTGCTATTAAACAATGGTGGTGGTATTGGCATTATGTAGCGCATCGTTATGGATGGACAGAGTACGATGAGCCTAACTACTGTAATGCGTTACATCATCTAAAGACTAAAGGATGGCAATGAGTACTAAGAGAGGTGATCCTCGATTAAGTCGCGCCTATCGTAAGGCAAGGCTTGCATGTCTACAGATGGCAGGCTATGTCTGCTACTACTGTGGGCAGGATGCAACGACGGCTGATCACGTCATCCCGATTGCAGCAGGGGGCGACCCCATTGACCAATCCAATTTAGTCGCAAGCTGCGTCGCGTGTAACTCACGCAAGGGATCAAGGGGACAGGGGCATTTTCTTAGAACCATGCGTACCCCCCCTGTCTTTTCTGGCAATATGTACCCGATGCAGTCCGAAGTTCACCGAGACAGTCCATTTACTGCCCGACCAGTCACAGACAGTCCTGACTAGTGGCAGCTCGTAAACAGCCGCTGCGAGGGGCAATCAAAGCAAGGCTTCACAGCCCACTTCTTAAAGGCAAAACACGCTCAGATGAGATTGCTAAACTCGCAGAAGATTTAGGGACACCTTTAATGCCGTGGCAGAAGTGGGTCCTAGATGACATGATGCGAGTAGACGCTAAAGGTAATTACATTCGCAAGACTTCGCTGCTATTGGTAGCACGCCAGAATGGAAAGTCCCATCTAGGGCGCATGAGAGTCATCTGGGGCCTCTTCTATGGAGGCGAGATGAAGCATCTGATCATGTCATCTAACCGAGCCACGGCCCTTATGACCTTTCGAGAGATTGCATGGATCATTGAGAACGCTCCTCACCTTAAGGCAGGCACTAAGGCGATCCGCTACGCTAACGGCGGCGAAAGAATAGAGCTACTAAACGGGGCAACACTTGACCTTGTATCAGATACGCGTGACTCATCGCGTGGCCGCACCGCTGACTTTCTCTGGATCGATGAGGTTCGAGAGATCAGTAAGGACGGCTACACGGCGGCGATTCCTACGACTCGCGCCCGACCTAACAGCCAGACCTTTCTCAGCTCGAATGCCGGGGACGCCTTCTCAGAAACACTTAACAACCTACGCGAACGTGCTTTATCAGCGCCGCCTAAGTCTTTCGGATTCTATGAGTACAGCGCACCGCAATACTGCAAGATCACAGACCGCAATGGATGGGCATTCGCCAATCCTGCACTCGGCTATACCATTACAGAGGAGTCCCTTGAAGAAGCTGTTGCAACTAATAAAATTGAAGACACTAGGACTGAGCTTTTATGTCAATGGATTGACTCTCTACAAAGTCCATGGCCTCATGGCGTACTTGAGGCGACCTCCGATGCCACGCTCCAGATTCCGATCGGCGGCTATACGGTTTTTGGTTTCGATGTATCTCCATCTCGCAGAAACGCGAGCCTCGTGGCTGGTCAGATTATGGGTGACGGAAGAATCGGCGTCGGGATCTTGCAGACGTGGGAAAGTCAAGTCTCGGTAGATGATCTTAAAATAGCGGCAGACATTAAAGGATGGGCTGATCAGTATCGGCCGAAGATGATCTGTTTTGATAAGTACACGACGCAATCCATCGCTGAAAGATTGGCCAATGCTGGTCAGATAGTGCAAGACGTATCGGGACAGCAGTTCTATCAGGCGTGTTCGGATCTCCTCGACGGTCTGGTTAATAGTCGAGTAGTTCATAACGGTCAAGAAGAGTTAATTAAACAGATGAATAACTGCGCGGCTAAGACTAACGATTCAAGCTGGCGCATCGTAAAGCGAAAGAGTGCAGGCGATGTATCTGCGCCGATCTCTCTCGCCATGGTAGTTTCAATGCTAATGAAACCTCAACAGATAGCCGCTATTTACACCGAATAGTGTATAATTGCCCTCTATGGGTATCCTTTCGCGCCTCACGGGTGCAGCACCAAAGTCTGATATCGAAGCGCAGTACGCACCTCAAGTTCTAGGTGAGTATTCGCCCTATGCGATGCCATTCCAATTCGCCTACGTCGGACGCACAGAAGCGATGGGCGTGCCAGCGTTAGCCAGGTGCAGAAACCTTTTAGCAGGCACGATCGGCACGATCCCACTCGAACTTTACAAGAAGTCAACAGGCGAAGAATTAGGCAAGCCACTCTGGCTTGATCAGCCTTCTTATTCTCAGCCTCGTTCAGTAACTATTGCCTACACAGTTGATTCACTTCTATTTTATGGTCAAGCATTCTGGCAAGTAGTAGAGACTTACCAGGAAGATGGCCGACCATCTCGCTTTGAGTGGATTGCTAACAGCCGAGTCACAGCGACACTCGATCGTGACAATGTATACGTAAAGTCTTACGCCATCGACGGCACGACCGTACCAATGGACGGCCTTGGTTCCCTGATCACATTCCAATCATTAAGCGACGGCATTCTCAACACGGGCACTTCAACAATTCGCGCAGCTCTCGACATTCAGAAAGCCTCAGTAATTGCAGCGGCTACTCCGATGCCTACTGGCTACCTAAAGAATACAGGCGCAGACCTACCTCCAGCAGAAGTGCAGGGATTACTTGCAGCCTTCAAGAATGCACGCCAGAATCGCTCAACGGCCTACCTCACATCGACTCTAAATTATGAGACAGTCGGATTCAGCCCTAAAGACATGATGTATAACGAGGCGATCCAAAATCTTGCAACCGAGATCGCTCGCCTTTGCAACGTCCCACCTTATTACGTTTCAGCAGATCAGAATACGACAATGACATACGCCAACGTCCAAGACGAGAGGCTTCAATTCCTCACACTATCCTTGCAGCCTTTCGTTTCTGCCATCGAGGATCGTCTGTCAATGGATGACATCACAGCTCGCGGCAACGTCGTAAAGTTCGATCTTGATAGCAATTATCTACGCACAGATCCACTCAAAGAGCTTTCAATTATCCGCGAACTTCTTGATCTCCAGTTAATTACACAAGAACAAGCCATGGAGATGACAGACCTAACACCTAATGGAAGCGAAGGCATGCAATGAACGAGATGCTCACATTCTCAGCCGAACTCACAGCAGATAGCGCAGCGCGCACCATCTCTGGAAAGATCGTCCCCTTTAATGGCGAAGTCGGCAACACATCCGCTGGAGCCGTAGTCTTTGAGCGCGGCGCAATTAACATCGCTGATTCAAGCAAAGTGAAGCTTCTATTGGAGCATGATCCTAAGCAGCCAATTGGCCGTGCTCAATTTTTTAATGAGACAGAAGAAGGCATTTTCGCTTCTTTCAGAATCTCTAAATCATCTCGTGGCACCGATGCTCTCATCGAAGCCTCAGAAGAACTCCGCACCGGACTTTCAGTCGGAGTAATGGTCAATGCAGCAAAGCCAAAGAATGGCGTGCTGTATGTATCGAGTGCTGACCTACTCGAAGTAAGTTTGGTACAAGCAGCGGCATTCAAGTCTGCGGCAGTAACCGATATAGCGGCATCAGAAGATGAAGCCGCCGAACCTACCCAACCAACAGAAAGCGAGACAGCCACCGTGGAAGAAACCACTTCAGCAGTCGAAGCAACACCTACAGTTGAGGCTGCCGCAGTTGAAGCTGCTCGCCCTGCTGTAACAGCAATGGCTTACACAAAGCCACGCATTGAACTAACCGCTGCAAAGTATGCAGAGAACTCAATTCGCGCAGCACTTGGCGATGAGTCAGCACGTCAGTACATCGCAGCAGCAGACAACACAACAGACAACGCTGGTCTCGTACCAACACGTCAGCTCTCAGAAGTTATCAACCCACTTGGTACAACAATCCGCCCTTCAATCGAGGCAATCTCACGCGGAGTTCTTCCAGATGCAGGCATGACATTCGAGATCCCAAAGATCACCGCAATGCCTACAGTTGCAGAAACAGCAGAAGAAGCAGCATTCTCTGACACAGATCAGACATCAGCGTTTCTTTCAGTTTCAGTCAAGAAGTACGCTGGACAACAGACATTCTCTGTCGAATTGCTTGATCGTACATCTCCAGCATTTTTCGATGAGCTTGTTCGCAACATGGCTGCAGCATACGCAAAGGCTACTGATGCAGCAGTAAACGCTGCACTTATCTCAGGCGCAACAGCAGACGCAACAACCACAACAACATACCCAACAGCAGCAGAGCTTCTCGGTATCGTTGCACGCGGATCAGCATCTGTTTACAACGCTACACTCGGCCTTGCTAACCCATTCGCCCGTAACATGATCGTCAACACTTCACAGTGGTCTAACATCATGACACTCAATGATGCAGGACGTCCAATCTATAACGCTTCACAGCCTATGAACGCAGGCGGCTTGGTCACACCTACAGCTCTACAGGGTAACGTCGCAGGTCTTAACCTCTACGTCACACCTAACACAGCAGCAGGCACAGACACCGATGGATCTATCATCATCGTAAACCCAGATGCGTACACATGGTACGAGTCACCAACATACCGCCTACGCGCTGAATCAACAGCAGCAGGACAGGTAACAATCGGCTACTACGGCTTCGGAGCAATCGCTACCAAGGTCGGCGCAGGCGCATTCAAGAACAACAAGGCGTAAGCCACCCTTAAGTCGCTGGCGGCGGAGTGCCCTTCTCCGCCGCCAGTCTTTAGAAAGGATCAGCATGAGTCTGACAACAGTCGCAGAACTTCGCACCGCCCTTGGCGTCGGTACGCTCTACGCTGATGCAGTTTTGCAGCAAGTCTGCGATGCAGCAGATAATGTCCTGCTGCCTTTTATCTGGTCTAACACTCTTTCAATTATTGGGCACAGCAACACAGCCAATACCGGCACTTCTTATTTTGCAGATCCGATCACCGATGTCTTATACGTTGGTGAGACAGTAGTCATTACAGGCGCAGGATCGAAACATAATGGATCTAAGACCATTACTGGACGCGATACCCGTTCGATCACTTATGCAATCACGGGCAACAATAACGCGGTAACTCCACGCCATCCCATCAACCCTTACGGTTTACTTTCAGCAGAGACTTATCTCGATCCTTCAACAGTCCCAGCCATTCAAGAAGCTGCGCTTATGATCTCGATCGACATCTGGCAATCTCGCCAAGCGCCATCTTCTGGCGGCGTCTCAATCGACGGCTACGCACCTTCTCCTTATCGCATGGGAAATACTCTTCTTGCTCGCGTTCGCGGCTTACTTGCACCTTATCTTGATCCGCGTTCAATGGTGGGCTAATGGCCGCCATCTCAACACTCCGCGCAGGTATCGCTGCAGCACTCACAGATAACACAAAGTATTCAGTCTTCTCATTCCCACCTGCAACAGTCATCCCTAACGCTGTGATTGTTTCACCTAGCGATCCTTATATTTCGCCGTCTAATGGATGGCATGCATCTATCTCGCCCTTGGCGAATTTCACCATCTCAATCATGGTGCCGCTTCTCGATAACGAGGGCAATCTAAACGGAATTGAGGATGACATCGTGCGCGTGTTTAATCTGCTCGCTGCATCTTCATACACCTACAATGTCACAGAAGTTTCAGCCCCGGCTGTACTTAATGCGGCATCAGGTGATCTTTTAACATGTAACATAAATATCTCAGTCCTAACGAGTTGGAGCTAAAATGTCCGAGTGGGAAAAAGAGCAAGAAGCCTTCCTGATCAAGATCGGGCAGGTAGCACCAAAACCTAAGCCAGCATCTACCAAGAAAGACGAGGAATAATCCCATGGCTGTATTTCTAAATAATGGAGTAGTAGTCACGGTAGCAACCGTCGATCTATCAGACCACGTTACATCTGTAACACTAAACCGCGCCTTCGATGAGCTTGAAGTCACCGCAATGGGAGACTCAGGCCATAAGTTCGTCAAGGGTCTAGAGGCTGCATCTCTTACTATTGACTTCCTTAATGACACAGCAACAGCAGAAGTTCTCCAGACTTTGCAGGCTGCTTACGGTACTAACGTAACAGTTACACTTAAGCAGACTTCAGCAGCTACTTCTGCGACTAACCCTCTTTACACAATGACTTGCCTAGTCAATAACCTCACCGACATTAACGGTGCAGTTGGCGATCTCGGCACTCAGTCTGTAACATGGAACGTATCAGGTACAGTAGTAATTACAACAGCGTAATCTAACTAAACAAAGGGGCACAGCATGGCAAAGTTAATAGTCACACTAGCGGATAACACAGTTACCGAGATCGAGATCACTCCTCGCCTCGAATACGCGTTCGAGCTATATGCTAAAAAGGGATTTCACAAAGCGTTCCGCGATGATGAAAAGCAGTCAGATGTCTATTGGCTTGCATGGGAAGGCCTTCGACTTAGTGGAGTCACAGTCAAG